GATTGACAGTAAACATTGATGATTTAGTTTGGTTAGGTAGGGATGGCAGCAGCTATCCCTTTTTTATGATATGAGCACAGTCAAAGGATATAAGCCCCATGCCAATCAAAGGCTAATTCACGACAGCATCAACCTAGGTGAATACAAATACTATGTGCTGAATATAGGCAGGCAGTTTGGCAAGACCTTGCTAGGTATCAATCAGATGTTGTGGTGGGCAATCAATGATAAGGGGTGTAATATCGCATGGGTCACACCGGTATACAAGCAGAGTAAGAAAGTCTTTGATGAGATGGAGCGAGTTACCAGGGCATCCGGCCTATTTGAATTCCACAGGTCAGATTTGTGGATCAAGGGTTTTGGAAGCACTATCACATTCTATTCAGGTGAGAAACCCGATAACATCCGAGGTAATACATTCGATTACCTAATCATTGATGAGATGGCATTTACCAGGGCAGAGTTGTGGGATGAGGTGCTGAGTGCAACCGTGTTGGTCAAGGGCAAGAAGGTACTATTCATTTCAACACCCAAGGGTCGCAATCACTTCCATAGGTTGGCACTACAGCACAACTATGATGAGAGGTACAAATACTTTCAGTTCAGCAGCTATGACAATCCCCTCATTGACCAACAGGATTTGGATGAGCGCAAGCGGTCACTACCTGACCATATCTTCCGGCAGGAGTACATGGCTGAGTTCGTGGATAATGCATCCGGGCTATTCCGCAATGTACAGGCATGCATTGGCACAGGCACATCCACATCCAAGATGTATGCCGGGCTGGATATCGGTAGGGCTGATGACTACACGGTACTATCCGTGATCAACAGCGATGGGCACATGGTGGCTGTGTACAGATGGAGGCATATGGAATGGTCTAGCATCATTGACCAGGTGGAGGCACGTATCAAGCAGCACAATGCCCTCACATTGGTAGAGGTCAACAATCAGGGCGATGTGTTCTATGAGATGCTGGCCAAGAGATGCCGTAACAACGTGGAGCCATGGGTCACCTCATCCAAGTCTAAACCTGTATTGATTGAAGATTTGGCTGTGGCCTTTGAACAGGCAGCCATCAGCATCAATGATGAGAGGTGGCTGCTTGATGAATTGGAGGCTTTTACGTACATTTACAATCCAAGCACAAGGTCAGTAAGGTCAGTGAAATATGCAGCACCTGATGGGTTGCATGATGATGGGGTGATTAGCCTGGCATTGGCATGGCATTGTCGCAAGGCATATAGTAAACGAGGGCAATATAAAGTAATGAGAGTATGAGCAGTGTAATTGAGGTAAAATATCCAAGGCATATCAGTGAGTGCAGTCCAATCATGGTGACCAAGTGGCTACACATGGCGCCATTGTGGAAGGAGGCACAGAGCAATCTAAGTGGTATGCTGGACTTCCACGTTCAGGTGGTGAGTGTATTCACAGGATTGAAGGTTAACGAAATCAAGAGAGCAGCCGTTGATGATGTGGTGCGTCTCAGCTACCGATTGCTGAACATGATCAGTGACCATCATATGGAAGAGCCAACCGGCAGGGTGGTGATTGATGGGCAGGCATATGTGTATGAAAAGGATTTCAGCAAGATATCAACAGGGCAGATAATTGACCTGAAGTTGATTGAGCGGGTACCTGAGGAGCCACATAGAGCCTTGGCAATATGCTATATTGAGGAGGGGATGGAATACTGCCAAAAGGATGACCGAGGTGTGGTGCTAAATCCCAATGAAAAGAGGGAGGCACTATTTAAAGAGCGGTTCCCTGGTGATGAATTTTTGAACTTCTTTGGTTTTTTTTTGCACGAATACGAGAGCAGGATAAGATCCGTGATGAACAGGAATACATAAGGGATAGGGAACTACAGCAACAGATGGCAGCGAAATATGGCAGATAAGTTTGAATACCTCAATACGTTAGGAATCAGCAAGGGTGACCTAGCCAAGCCAGCCAATGCATATGAGGAGATGCTGCTGGAATTGGCTAAGCAGCTCACATTGGAGTTACGTGAGGCCACATTGAACAAGGCAAGCAACAGCGGTGGGCTTGCATCCTCCATTGCTGCGGTACCGGATGGAAAGATGACTGTCAAGATACAGGCTGATTTCTACTTCAAGTTTATGGATGAGGGGGTGAATCCCACAACAGGTAAAAAATTCCCATCACCATATAGCTTTAAGAAACCAACGGTTGCACCTGCACACATTCAAGCCCTACAATCATGGAAGGGATACAGCCCACAACGTGCATATGCATCAGCATTTGTGACAAAGAACAGATATGGATTAAAGCCCAGGAACATCCTTGATGATACGGTGAATGCAGATGCATTAAAGAAAATGAGTAACGACCTAAGCACCTTGATGGGAATGACCTTAGAGCTGGCTTGGGAAAAAAACACAAAGACATGGCGGTAACAATAGTACAGAATCCGGATACATTCACACCAGCGTGTAATCCAATAGTGTGGACATTCAGCAGTAACCAAACAGCACAGCCGAATTTCAGCTTTTACGTGGAGTTCTATGTACAGGGTAACCTGCACAGCGCACATACGGTATTTCCTGAATCAGGCATCTATGGCAAATTTGATGCAAGCCAAATTATGCGAGCATTGACCACAACACCTGTGGCAGATTCAGCCTTTGTACAAGACTTTGGCACAGCAATGCTCACGTGCTATGTGGATGTTTATGAAAGATATGGCACAACTCCAACACTACAGGCCAATGCAGCTGCTACTATCAGGAGAGCATTCAATGGCTCATTTAAGTACAGGCAGTTTATCAATTGGAATAGTGATAACTATGATGTGAAGGAATTAGATGGTGCATTGTTTACCACATATTTCCCAAGGTCAGAGAAAGCATGGTGTAGATACGATGAGTATTTTTTCCTTGGTCTGTTTGGCAAGCGGTTTGTTTTGGGTGATGTGTGGACTATGTTCATTGAATTGTATGATTCAGGTGGCAACCTAATCAACAACGATGCATACAACATAGGGTACGAAAGATATTGGGAGCTCAATGTAGGCCCTGAGGTGATAGTGGCAAACACTAGTATAATACAGGCTAACTTTGACCAATGTGCATACTATCAGATTTATGTTAGATTTAGTGATGGAGTCACTACCAATTACACGGAGGTCTTTACAATTTGGTATGATCAAGAGTGCACAACATACAATCCTGTCCGGTTGCATTGGCTGAATAAGTTTGGGGTCTATGATTCCTTTAGCTTTGACCTAGTAAGTCAGACCAACGGCAACGTGACAGCTAACAACTACCAAAGGCAATTGGGTCAATGGGGCAACAGCGGTGCATATTCATTTTTGAACAATGCACCACAGATGCAGCACTATTCAAAGCGGTCCATTGAGCAGATGATAATCAACAGCGATTGGATTAAGGAGGCGGTACAGCATTGGCTAGTGGAGGAGTTGTATGAAAGTCCAAGGGTGTACATTGAGCAGGGTTCACAATTTGTACCGGTGATGGTAACCAATCCGAACTACGTCAAGAAGCTGAGACGCAAGGATGGACTGATTCAGGAATTGGTGCAACTAGATAAAACATACGAATACATAAGCCAGCTGAACTGATGGAGTTGTATCTCAATAACATATTGGTAGACCTTGATGATAGGGTACCTTTCCCATTAACATTCAATATCTCTGATATCAAGGACCTAACAGCACGGAAGGGGAATAACTCAAAGACCATCAAGCTACCAGGTACCAAGCTCAATTGTGCATTGATGTCACAGATCTACAGCTGGAGTGCTACAGAGACCAACAGCGGATTGGGTAGCACGTTCATTAACTTTGACCCAGCGGTCAGAATCCCTGCACGATATTACCATAACAGCCTGTTGGAATTCCAAGGGGTTGCACAGCTAAGTGAATGTAGATATAGTCAGGGGAGTTGGCAATTTGACATCCTGTTGATATCCGAGACCATTGACTACATAGGTAGGTTGGCAAAAGTCAAGCTGTCCGAATTGGACATGTCAGAATACAATCACCTGTACACACGTGCCAATCAGGTAAGCACATGGAATGGCAACATTGAATTGAATGGCACAACAACGCCAAATGTGGTGGCTGGTAATTACACCGGGTTGGGGTATTACTATGGCATGATTGATTACGGATATCAGCGCACGGTTGCCAATCAGTTTGAGGTAGACCAACTACCTCCGCAGATATTTGTGTACGACATCCTAAAACATGCATTTGAATATTGTGGCCTAACATGGAGCAGTAACTTCCTAGAGTCGCAACGATTTAAGCGGTTGCTGATGGCATTTGAGGGTGGTGTACT